ATGACTGCAGTTGGAATCGCTAGAGCACGAGATCTTGCGAATGGAAAAGAACTCTCTCCAGAAACCGTCCGAAGAATGCTCGCTTACTTTACTAGACACGAAGTTGATAAACAGGGGAAGACTTGGGATCAACAAGGTAAGGGATGGCAAGCATGGAATGGATGGGGAGGAGACGCGGGATACTCTTGGTCTAAGAAAGTAGTAAAACAAATGAATGCAGCTGATAAAAAAACTCAATCTCTAAGAGCATATGCGGAAGCCCATATCCTTGGAGAATTAAATCCTACTTATGAAGTCCCCGATGGATTAACAATCGGGAAGCCCTTCAAAACTTTGTCTCTCGGTCAAGTGTCCTCAAGAATGAATGGGGATAACATTGGAAAGGAGATCAATCAAGACCTCCTCCAAGAGATGGTCAGAGTCTTTCAAGAGCGACGCAGTGCTGATCCTGTAATCATCGATTGGCAACACGCGACAAGCCCATTCCAAGGAGGGACGCCCGCTCCTCCAGAAAGTGGCAACGCCTTAGGACTCATCATCGATCTCGACTTAAGAGACGATGGACTTTATGCAATCCCCGCTTATAACGAACGAGGACTCCAAGTCGTCAAGGACGCGGGAGGGATCTTATGGTCTTCTCCTGAATACTTGCATGGAGAAATATTCACTAGAGATGGAGGAGATAAAGTCGGAGACGCTCAACTTTTAGCGATTACTTTGACACCTCGTCCCGCTCAACAACACGACAAGATTGATCGTATCACTTTAAAGGAGGCACCAATGGTGACCGAATCTGATTTAAAGGGAATGTCTCAAGAAGACCTTGTTGATCTCGCTATGCAAAAGGACGCAATGGTCCGAAGTCTTGAAGCGAAGATCAAAGAGATGTCTCAAGAGAACGAATCCAAAATTAACAAAGACTCTGAAACTCAACTTGAAGAAGAAGAAAACAAGGAAGAGATGAAAGAGGAAGACAAAGAAGAGAAACTCGCTGAAGACAAAGACGAGAAGATGAAAGAAGAAGAAGAAGATAAAGACGAGAAGATGAAAGAGGAGAAGAAAAAGGAATATCAAAAGATGTCCGAAGCTCTTCCATCCACTCAACTTCTTTCTGAGATCCAACTTCTTCGAGAACAAGTTCAAACTCTTCAATCTGAGAAACTAGACGCAGAGCGAAGAGAAGCCGTTGGGTCTTTACTTCGCGAAGGTAAGATCTCCCCTTCTGAAGAGGAAGCCGCAAACAAAGCTTTCGACTTCAAAAAGAAAGGTGATGAGATCTTCTGGACTATGTTTTCCGAGCGATCCCCCAACTCCGTGGTTCCTATGAATCAAGTAGGACATGGAGCAAGCGGACAAGAGATCACAAAAGAGACAATCAATCTTAAGATCAAAGCACTCTCTGAAGAAAAAGGAATGACATACGCTCAAGCCTTGTCAGAGTTCCGCCAAACTAATACTCAAGAATTTATGAAAGCTTATGGAGTTTAATTATGATTACTCAAAATATCGTTAAATCATTTGTCGCTGCTTCAACTATTACAGAGTTCGATCTCGTAAAGTTTGACGTAAACGGAAAGATCGCTCAATGCGGAGCTGCAGATAGCACAAGCTCTTTGATCATCGGGATCGCTCAACGTGGATGTGCTGCGGGCGAGACTACCGACGTTTTAGTTTACGGTGTAAGTCGTGCAAAACTTGGAGCAATCGCAGCATTCAATACTGCAGACGCAAGTCTTTTAACTGCAATCGCAAGCGGGAAATTAGACACAGCTGATCAAAACGATTTCGTTGTAGCTCGTGTACTTCCTAACATTAATTCAACAGCGGCCGCGGACAATGACCAAGCGGAAGTTTTATTCTTCGGTCCTATCACTATCAAGTCTAACGCGTAAGGAGTAAACAATGGCATCTTCATATAATAACATCCATCCAGTAGATCAGATCTTAACCAACCTTGCTATCGAAGCGATTCCTTCGGATAGTCAACTAATCGCGGATCAAGTCTTTGAAAAAGTAAATATCCCTGAACGAAGCGGTACTCTTTTAATCGAGAACACTCGGAACTTTATGGGATCAACTGATCTTGATTTAGAGCGTTCTCCAGGATCAAGCCGTTCAATGATTGGATCTTTCGATCGTACAAGCATGACTTATAAAGCTAAGATCTATTCTGCAAGCGACTCTATCGCAATGGAAGATATCTTTGATAGTCAATATCCTGGAAGTGAAGAAGCTCGTATCGTTCGTAAAGTAGCACGAACCATGAAACTTGCTAAAGAAAAACGAGCCGCGGATCTTCTTTTTAGTACTGCTAACTTTACTAAAAACGCAACTGTCGCAGGTTTGACAGGCGGAACAGGAAATAAATTCAATGCTGCAGGTGGAGAACCTCTCCATGATTTGCACGTTGTAAAAGATATCGTGTTCGCAAACTCTCATGGTATCAATCCCGATTGCTTAATTTTGGGTCGTGATGTATTCCGAGTTCTTGCTCGTAATCCAGAAGTTCGCGGATTCGCGGGAACTTCCGCCGCGGGCTTTGCAAGTGGCAACCGAATCTTAAATGACGAAGTTGTGATCCAAGTACTTAAAGACGTTCTTGGGATTCCTAACGTATACGTTGGAGCCGCTCGTCGTGAGACTGCTAACCCTGGAGCGACTTCTTCTGAAGGATACATTTGGGACGGCGAGACGATCTTTATGGGTATCCTTAAAGGTAGTGATTCAGTAGTATCAAAGAGCGGAAACGTTAAAGCGATGCCTGTAGCTGCTCTTGACTTTGAGTTCAGTGGATTAAGTGCGGGTCAATATGACGCCCTTGATTCAACTCGTCGTTATGTATGGAATGAAGAAGTTCAATCATTCACTAAAGTTGATGATAGCTTTGCATACTTACTAACTAACTGCTTAGCATAAGGTTAAGTTATGTTCTCTTGTCTTGACGATCATGGCCATATCCTACTTGCAGAGCGAATTGATGCTGACGAAAAAGCAATCGAAGATCTCTCACGTCAAGCAAAAGAACAACCTCCACTCCTTGCCAAAATGACGAAGGCTAGGATTAAGGAACTTAAAGCGGAGAAGAGAGCCGCGGATCAATTTGGAACTGTCTATAAAAAAGCGACTCGTCGCCTTATGGATTCTCTAAAAGATTCGATCGACCAATCTTCTCCTGAAGCTCTCTTGTCTTTACCCAAGGATCAACTCATTGAATTGATCCTATCGGGTGGTCTTGCGGAATCGGTGGAAGACTTCATTGATCAACAAGACAAAATGTTAGAAGCCATTAATGAATCGCTCTCTATTGTAGAGCCAACATGGACTCCTCTATTTATTAAAACGGAAGTCGACTCCATCCGAACCTTAACAGTGCAAAACGTCTTTGATGATATCGTCATCCCAACTGTGACGAAGAATGTTAAAGAATCATTGTTATCGATGGTAGTCGATACTCCTCCTTCTCTTGCTATCTCTAACCTAGCTCTAACTTTAGAGAAGGGAGCGGGGACACTGCAAACGGAAGTCAGAACGAAGATCTCTCAATTTGGAAGATCCGTTAATATGATCGCGGCCGATTCGGTTGGACTTGATCACTATCTTTATACAGGCCCTAGGGATGGAATCACTAGAAGCTTTTGTCGTCCTTTAGTTGATAAGGTTGTAGATAAGACCCAACTAAGTAAACTAAACAATGGACAAGGTTTATCAGTTCGGACTTCTGGAGGAGGATATAATTGTCGTCACTCTTGGAGCCCTGTAACTGAATCATTTGTAAAAGCTGCAGGTCTTGATAAGGCCACGGCTTCCGATATCTCCAAAGCCAACACAGGAGGAAAGCGATGAAGAAGGCAATATTAAACAAGACCTATCTCTTTGAGTGGAATGCTCCGAATCCAATCAATGGAACTCCTGTCTTGACTATCAATTCAACAAACTACAACTTTAGTCAAACAAGAGCGGACGTTTCAGTCTCTGCGATTGGGAATGATCGAAGGACACTGACCATAGCAAACCAAGCGGTCGGACTCCAAAGAGATCAGATCAAAGGATTCTTGATTACAAGTGGAGACACTTACTACTCAATTAATATTAATCGAGTTGTAGGAACTACCGCGATCTTATCCGAGCCGCTTCCAAGAGATATCGACTTGACCTCTGCGGCTTCCTTGGAGTTCGCATTATGGACAACATCCATCGCTTCGACTGAAGATGTTTTGACGACTGCAAATACTTATGCGTACGTCATCAACTATAC